AGTGTAGAACGTTCTACTAAAACAGATCAAAGATTGACTGATTCTGCAATGAAAGAAGTTCGTAGATATTCTGATACAACGATTAAAGAAGTAAATGCAGAATTAACGAAACTACAAAAAGAAAACGCAGCGGAGATTCGTGCGCTGCGTAGAGAACTTGATGATAAGATTAAGAAGGCTTTAGATAACCCACTTGCAAATCAATGATACTTTACGATCAATACATTCGTTTGATGATTGTGATATGGTTTTTGCCGTATACCCTTATCGGATATACGGCAAATTCCTGTAAGCCTTAAGCCTTAGTTGCTTTTGGCTTTCTGTTTCTAACAGCAGTCTTTGCTTTAACGGCTGCTTTCTTGACCTGAGTCTTAGCCTTTTCCGCTACAACTTTTACATCAGCAGCGTCAACTTTGCCGTCTTTGTTTGCGTCAGCGGCAACCTTAACTTCTTCTACTGTTTTCTCAAGCATTGCGCCTGCGTCTTTAAGATCGACTTTGCCGTCCTTATTTGCATCAAATCCGGTGTCGCGATTTGCATACCAAATTGCACCAAGAACTACAATTGCGATTAAAGCGATGATAATTTCCATAGTTTTCTCCTGTGGGGTAGTTTATTAGAAATAGTATTTATAAGCGAAATTAGTCCCAAAGTCCGCGATAATATTTACCGAAAAGACGTAGACCATTGTCAATACGTTTAGAGTGTTCAGCATAACCTTCAGCATCAAACTTTGCAGTATGTTCAGGACCCTCTTTAAGTTGATAGAGTTTAGGAGTTCCGTCTTCTTTCCAGTCACTTACTTCGGTATAAAAGTCGTGTTTACCTGTATGAAATTGAGACTCCCAATCACTAGACAATTGTTCAAAAGACCAAATCATTTGATCAAGAACCCATTCCCAACGCATGTGAGTGAGGTCCCATGCTGCTTCATCCGCAGCACCTTTGCTGTCAGGAAACAAATCTAGTTGGTCATAATCGTGTTCTTTATATGTAGTATGAAACTTTTCAGGCACATCTTCATCGTCAACAATTTGAGAACCGTGCTTGGTTGCTTTCAATTGCTTCAGCATAGGAAGAATAATAGGATTCAAAGTTGAATCCATGTTCCAAGTATCATAACGATCAATCTTCACATAGATAATGCGTTTTCTCTTAGATTCAATCCAAAGCAAAAACTTATAAAGAAGTGTCTCTTTACGATCTTCTCTATCTAAAAACTTTTTGGGATCATCACCTTTCTTAGGTTCAGGTTCTACACTACCATGTGCAAGCCATTCCCCAAAGTTGTGAACCCAATCTGGCGTTCTATCGAATCCATATTCATCCTTTTCTTTCTTTGCCCAAAAGCAAAGTTTCTCAGCAAGTTGGTATGGACCAAACCAATTTTTATATGGACCGATATAAACTTTCATTTCCAATCATCCTTTGCTTTTTCTATCTCATCCATTCTTGAAAGAATTCGTTTTGCAATATCACGAACCTCTTGCGTTACTGCCCACCCAAATCCTTCAGGATGATTTAGTTCCTTAAGGAACCATTTAATCTCTTCGTCAAGCCGCATCTGGCGGTTCTGGTTTGGTAGTACCATTGCTCTTTACCTTATTGTCTACGATCAAATGTAATGATGAAAAAGGTTTTGTATCAAACCACTCAGGAAGTCTTTCTGCTATCAATTCAAGATGATAGTTATCAGGATAGTGTCGCAATACCCAAAGTGCTTTTCTACGAACATCTTTAGGCACTCTAGGCGTTTTCTTCGGGTCAATCAATTCGTAAAGAAATTCTTTACCGCATTTGAGTGCGCGATATCTTTCGTCAGGCAGAGTCATCTTCTTGCTCCTTCCAAGTAGTGAAGAATGCTTCTTTCTTCTTTTCGTCAGACCATGCGCGACAATAATCATTGTCTTCATCACAAATGCGTAGTGCTTCGGCTTCAGTTACAACACGATGAGAAACAATTGTCTCACCGAGATGTTTCTGAGAAAACTCTTTTGCTTCTTCCATTGTTACAGTATCTAGCGCCCATTCTGATTTATCTTTTCCGTAACGGTCTGTACCAGTAGGCACTTCAACTAGATATCGTTGACGAAATGTAGAGATACATTCTACCATCACCAGTTGTGTTTCAACTTTCTTACGCATAGTCCAAGTTCCGTCTTTGTTGTCAATCCATTCAATTGTGTCGCCAGTTTTCCAACCTGCTTGCTCTAGTATATCATCACTTAACGGGAGAATCAAGTCTCCTGTTTCGGGGTCTTCTTCCAGACTGATAATCCATTGCTTACTCATAATGTAACTCCATAAACTTAGTTGACTCGGGCATTAGTTCCATCGATGCATCTTCACGCCCCTCAAACGTCTTTTCAAAATTTGCAAAGACACCTGAAGTGTATCCACTCATACCGTATGCATCTTTGTGACAACGATAAACACTACCACTAGACCCATGAAAAAGATAATAGTTTCCATCTTCTTCAATTCGTGTGCAACCACTATTCAGTTTCCATGAGTCGCTACCTAGATAGCCACCATACCAACTTGCGAGAATCTTATAGATTACTTCGCCATTGTGATTGAATTTTACCATTACCCATTTGTCAGGATTGTATTCCATAATATTCTACCAATGATGAATTATACCGGCGATGATAAAAAAGTTTGTAATGATGTATATCGCAACAATTACGGTACGAATTATTGCTACTTTATCTGCATCACTATTTGCCGGAAATGCTTTTTCGCCTAGAGCCTTTGCCCATAACTTCCACATATTATACAATATCCTATAGGGATTGTCAAATTGCCATTCTAATCAATCCAACGGTGTCAATCGTAGTTAGCAAGATGTAATTAGCCAACATGCCAAATGATTTCCTAGTATAAGCAGCCCAAGCATAAATTGCACACCCAGCAATCCACAGAGGATAAAGAGCCAGTAGTGGGGGATTGGGCACAGTGAGCGCCATCGTAATGCTGCAACCAATACTGATAGCCCAAGCAAGCAACTCAGCAACAAACCTAAAAGGATGAGAGTTCCAGTCATCTTTAATCCATTCTATAGTAGGTCGAAAAATTTCATTTAACATATTAGTCCAAGTTGAATAACTGTTGCTGAGTTTTAACAAAATGCATACGAATTGCATTCCATTGATCAAATATTTCAGCAGAGTCGTGTTTAACAATATACGTTTTCATTTTATTGAGTGCATCCAAGACTTCAACAAAATCTCCAACTTCAGACTTATATACAGAATAGTCATAAGGTTTCGAATGAACCTTAAACTTATCGTGATTTAAAATCAAAAAGGTAGAAAACATACGCTCAATAATAAATGGGAACATATTTAATGATGCATCCCTCGAATAGTTTGCGCTACTCTCATAAATATTTTTTACATCTTCAGGCAATTTCTCAAGTGCTTCTTTTATCTTAATCAAGAAATAAAGATATTCATTCCAAAAAGATTTTCTAGCCACAAAGTAACTACAGTATCCAGTATTTGCTTCAGTCATGAATGCATGAAGTGGAGTGGTATCATACCCTGCAATTTCTAATGCGGTTCTTGCAACTAAACGAATGCCTTTATGAAAATATTCGCCTTGTTCCCAAACATTATACGTCAATGCATTTACTGTTCGTGCGTGATTAAAAACCCAAACGTCCGCAGTTTTGTTGCCTTCAATTTCTTTTACAATATCTTCAGCAGAATATCTGAGTTTTGCTTCCCATCTAGGACCTAAGAATCCCCATGCATCTAGATCATGAGCCACACCATTTTCTTCAACAATTTCAGTTACACCTTGTTCAAGTGCCTTGAAAAAAGAATGATACTCTCTTAATTCAGGACGTTCATTTGAAGTATTATCAAAAGGCGTTAAAGGTGATTGAACTAATTCTAACTGTCTAGGTTCAAAACAAATTTGAAAAATTTTATAATTCATTTTATGATTCATTAATCAGATACTCTTACGCCATTGGGAGCAATGTTACCTTGAACACCAATCTTTGTGGGATTTTCAATCAAAGTATAGTGTAAGTGATGAAATAACAAATGTTCAATATCAATATATCCACCTACGTTTAATCGCTCATGCATATGCTTAAACATATCAGAGTATGTGTCGCGAATGTATTCCAGATGAACTGTATCGAAACTCCACAATCTACTCATATATTGCATAGTGACTCCACCAGTAATTTTAGAATCGAACTGTGAAGTATAGGGACCACGAATCAAAATCTTATCTACAGCATTCATATGCTCTTCGTAATTAAAATCATCATTCAGAGTATATCGACCACTCATCTTGAAGATTCTATCATACTTGGGCAGATTCATATCAGTAGTCATCATTAGATCAAAGAATGATCCGAACATGACAATTTCAATCATGTTCTTCACAACATCCCAGTTTTCTACTTTTTGAATTTGTTTTACAGTATCTTCTTGAGTAAAATCATAGAATCTGTAAATGTAAGGAGAAAGAAGTTTCTTTTCCTCTACTATTGGCGATTCTTGTCCACCATCAAGCAAGATGATATCAGCATCACATTTTGCTTTAATTGATTTACAAGTTTCAATTGTTTGTTCAAGTCTAGTCTGATTATCATACACACCAAAGCGAGTGTGTAATGCAGACGAAACTAAGAATAAACTTTTACTTTGCTGCTGGTCGTTTTGTAGCAGGCTTTCTTGACTTTGGTTTTGATTCATTTTCTCTTATCGCCTTTTTCATTAACTTTTCGCTTTTCAATTTAATTCTCTTGATAACTTCATGACCATCCATCCAAATGTCTTTGTTGTCAAGAATTGATTTAATCTCATCTTCAGTTAAAAAATCTTCGTATACGCTACGCAAAATATTTTCTGACCATTTTCTTTCATGCACAATGTTATCATACATTTCTCCACCTTTACCAATAGCCATGCCAGAGTAATTGTGGAACATAAACATAGAGTGTTCGGAAACTTCAAACTGTTCACCACACAAGAAAATCATTGTAGCAGCGGACATGCAAGCACCTTCTACAGATACGACAGTTGTTGCACTCGATTCTGCTATAACTCGCATAAACTGAATAGCGGTAAATAGATCGCCGCCAGGTGAGTTTATGTGAATTTTAACAATATCATTTTCTCCCGCATTTCGAATTGTATCAAACCACTCGACATATTCTTTAGCATCTTCTATTGGACCGCTAAGATAAATTGTATGTAACAGTCCTATCGGCTTAGAGTCGATACTACTATCACCACCAAGAAGATTAAGTAAATTAGGTTTCTTCATAATGCTCCATTCTTTTATTATAACACGTTTATGGTTGATTTGTCAAGTGAGAATGACCATACTTACATATGTAGTATGCGTCAATCAAGTCTGACGATGGATTCCATTGCTTCTCCGTCATACTCAAAACTTCTTTAAGTCTAACCGAATTTTCATCCTCGAACACTTCCTGCATTCTTTCTTTATTTGCATTACCTTTACCGGTAGCAAACTTTTTTATAACTGTCGGTGGAATTGTTGTTACTGGTATTTGAAGTAACCATAGTCTATACTTGAGAATACCGGTATTCTCAGCAATATGGAAAACTTTACCTTTGGACCCCATCGAATAATCTTCGATGAAGACATGGACCACACCACTATCTAATATTCTATCAATAAAGTGACTAGAAATCAAGTCATAACGATTCATATTGTCATCAAACTCAAAGTATGTGCCATGCACATTTTCTAATGGAGAATCATCATACTTTTTGAGTTGCGTCATAAAGAAAAAATCACAATTTTCAAATTTGAATTCTGTATCTGTATCGTATATACAGATTGCTGGCGAGGTCATTGAATAGTCAATGCCTGCTATAATCATTAGTTTTTATCGTCCCATTTCCATTCGTCATCGTCAAGTGCTTCGTCTGTTAATTTATCCCAATCATCATCCGACCACTCATCCGACTCTTCTGCTGTTACATTATCTTCTGGTAAATCTGAACCACAAAACGCACAATGCAACGGCAATCTTATTTCTGTCTCATCAATATATACGGAATACTCCGCGTCACAATTTTCACAAATTATACTGTGTGACGGCATCTTACCTCCTACTCATACATTACTGTTGTTGAATCTCCTAATGCCCATTTCGCGTCAGTTTCTACAGAATATTTTTTAGTGCATACTTTGAAGTCTGGGAACATTAGTTCTTTTGGATTTGAAGAAGGATCAAAAAAGATCGTTCTATTATTTGGCTGTGCAGCAAACTGCCCATTATTTAGTGCAATGATATTAAATGATTTATGATCCATAGGCTCTTCAGCAAAGCCTGTTGGTGTTATGTTAGGGTCTGCATTTGCATGGTCAATCGTAAACATGTATTTACCATGATACCATTGCTTATCTTTTGCATAAATTTTACATCCTAAGTTTCCTAAGAAAGACTTTTGAATAACTGTAATGTCATAACCCATGCAATCCCAAATTTGCAAATAGTCTAAAGGTAAAAACTTTTCTGGTTCTAAATCTGTATCTCTCGACACAAATGCAGATATAGGAAACTTGTCATATAGCGCACCATAGTTCGGTAGATATGCTTCAATTCGTAATGCTTGTCCTTGAATTGACTTTACTGTTACCCAATAACAAGGTTCATATTCTCCATGACCCTTTTCAAAGTCATAGAGATATTCTTTTCGTATGTAACAATAAACTGTCGGAACGTTTGCTACTAGAAACATTTAATTACACCAACTTTGTTTTGCATCACCAAAGTATTCTCTAGCAAATCCATTACGAATTAATTCTGAACGCAAACTAACACCATTTAAAACCATATCACCCAAAACTCGACCACCAAACTTATCCCATCCGTAAAGAGTGACTTGATGTTTCTGTGTCGATGCTACAGCATTTTTAGTAAACGCCGATGCTGCTTCTCCTCTTTGTGCTTCAGCAGGACATTGTGCGCGGTGACCTTTTTCTGGCGTATCAACACCGTAGATTCTAACTGCTAGTTCAGGCTTTAATGGTGCAGGTAAGAACGGCGCAGAAATGACAATGGTATCGCCATCACTCACTCGTATAATTTGTGCATCGTATGTTACACCCTTAGGTGCTTTTTGTGCATAGGCAGCAAATGCAAAAATGCTTAAGAAAAATGCTAAAAGTAATTTCATTTATTCTCCAATAGTTTTAAGTTCAATACAAAATTTTCTACAACCAACTTAGTAATTGTAGCCAACATTGCAGTTTGATTGTTAATGTTCCAAGGTTCATTAAACTGTTCTAAGATGCTAGATGCTACTAATTTATATGCATCATCTTCATTAATATTTAACATGCCCCAATCAATAGGGTCTTCAACTTCAACTTCTTTTGCAAGTGCTACAAGAGTGTCAACGTTCATTTTAATTCCAATACTTAGAATAATCTATGTTGTTCCAATATTTTTCGTTGTTTCGATTCACGAAATTTTTAATTAAATACCATGCCATACCAAAGTAACCCATCTTTTGAAATCGTCTACTGTCTTGACCAAAGTAATGATTTACTAATTTGAACTTTTTAACATCATATTTTTTTGACAGAAAGAAATCTTCGCTTGTCTCATACTTAGCAGGAAATCTACCATACTCTTCAAATTTATCTCTTCTAGTCAAAAAGAATGCGCCTACTGCAAATGGCACCCAATGCTTCATTACATCATTGATCAAATTGAATAGTTTGAATCCAATTGTTGCTCTAATATCACCATCATAACATTTCACATAAAGCCCAATTAAATCTAAATTGTTTTCTTCTAACTCTCTCACACAATCTGAGATGACGGTGTTTGAGAAAAATCTAACATCACTATCTATGAACAAAATATAAGGTGTTTTTACAAGTTTCGCACCATTGTTCTTTGCAATTGAAACTGGACCACCATCAATGATTTGAACATTTAGCCAACCTTTATTCATCATAATAACATTTCGTGTGTTATCTGTAGATGCGTCAGCAATTATGATTCGGGTATTACCAATATTTTGTTGCTTTAAATTTTCGAGTAAATGAGAAATGTAATTCTCTTCGTTTTTACAAGGAACAACAATGGTAATCTTATCTTCTAGTCTCATTTAATTACTTGAGTTTTTTTATGCTTTAAAGATTTATTCAAAGCCTTGAACCACAACTTCTTTTCTTTCTCTTTGTCTTTCTTTAGTATCGCTTGATACATTTTCATTGATAGTTTTCTTACTTTCATACATTTCTCCCCATGTGATTATTTCCCATTTACCGTTGTAATGTTCAACTAATGCGGTACATGATTCTACCCAATCACCATCGTTCATGTATATGATACCATCAATTTCTTTAATCTCTGCATGATGAATATGACCACATATCACCCCATCATATCCTTTTTTCTTACAATATAAAGAAACGTTTTTTTCAAACTGAAAAATAAAATCTACCGCTTTCTTAACTCTATGCTTTAGATATTTAGAAAGAGACCAGTATCCAAACCCTAATTTTCTTCTTATCCAGTTAAATTTTGAATTAAGTCTGAGAACAACATCATAAGCCCTATCACCTAAAAATGAAATCCACTTATGAAGTCTGGTAACACCATCAAACATATCCCCATGAACTACAAGATAATGCTTGCCGTCAACTCCAATATGTTCAATATGATTACAAATGACAATATTTCCTAGACCTATACCGTATGGTATAAAGGTTCTAAGAAATTCATCATGATTACCTGCAACGTAAATAACTTGGCTTCCGTGTTTAGAAAAGCCAAGTATTCTTCTCAATACGTTACTATGAGATTGTTTCCATCTTAAGCGATTCTGTTGGACTTTCCATCCATCAATGATATCACCTACAAGATATAACTTCTCACAACTATTATGCTTTAAAAAGTTATTCAGTAATTCTGCTTTACAATCTTTTGTTCCTAAATGGACATCCGAAATAAAAATTGTTCTATATTTCTTTAGGCTGCTTTGCCCCATACGTCATCCCACTTACCGGTTAATGCCCCTTTAGCATAATCAGTAACGCGATTCTCAAAAAAGTTTCCATGAATTGGTGCGTTAATCATTTCTTCCACCCAAGGCAATGGATTTTTCTTAACTTTAAAGATGCCCTTCATTCCCAAAGAAATCAAACGGCGATCTGCGATATAACGAATATATTGCTTAACGTCTTCTTTTGTCAAGCCTTCCATCTCATTCATACCAAACGAAAGATCAATAAACTTGTCTTCGAGTTGAACCATTCGTTCTGCAATAGTATAGATTCTGGACTTCAATTCATCTGTCCAAATTTCTCGGTTCTCTTCTATGTATGTTCTAAAAAGTTTAATCATCGATTCCGCGTGTTGAGTTTCATCGACAATCGACCATGTAACAATCTGCCCCATACCTTTCATCTTGCCTTGGCGCGGAAAATTCAGCAACATGATGAAGGATGAGAATAGTTGCATACCTTCTGTGAATGCTGAGAATACTGCAATGTGTGTAGCAGTAGATGCTGCGTCACCATTCTTAGATGAGATATCCATAACATACTCATGCTTCTCGCGCATTTCTGCATACTCAAGAAACTCTGCATAGGTTGACTCAGGCATACCTAAGGTTTCAATCAAGTGTGAATAAGCAGCAATGTGCAATGCTTCTCTAGCAGCAAAACCTGCAAGCATCATGCGAACTTCAGGCTGTGGAAAGTATGGAAGATAGTTCTTCACATACCCACCAGCAACGTCAATGTCGCCTTGCGTAAAGAATCTGAAAATATTAGTTAAGAATGCTTTCTCGCCTTCATTGAGTTTTTTCTTCCAATCTTTAACATCTTCAGCCATCGGAACTTCTGTATGCAACCAATGTGATTGTTCGTGCTTGAGCCAAGCATCATATGCCCAAGGATAGTAAAATGGTTTGAATGCATCTCTTGTATCTGTCAATCGATGCTCTGTTTTTTTAATCATTGTTGTTTTTTCTCCACTAAAATGATTTTTCTTCCTGGATGATTCTTTGTAAAGTATTCAACAATTTCTTCCATTGTTTTTCCTTGAATCAAAAATGTATTTGTTTCTTTATTCCAAACGTAAATTTGACTACCTATAAATTCTGTATTACAAACGATAGGAGGCTTTAAGGTATTCAAATATTCTTCTTCTAGTTTCTCTCCACCTCTTTCGGGTTGAGGTGCATCTACTCTTACGATTTTTATGTGACGTAGAAACAAAAACCAAACAACAAAAAATATAACAGCAATATCAAATACTGTCATATATTATCCTTCACATGCTAAACAAGTGTCACCTTCAATAATTGCTTTCATGTCTAGTTCTTTGATCGCCTCGCGTTCAATACGTTTCGCCACTTTATCTGCTTTACCAATCTTTTCAGAACGGCAGTAATAAAGTGTCTTAAGACCCATTTTCCAAGCCATGAAGTGAATAGCATGTAAATACTTTATGTTAACATCTGGTCGAAAAAAGAGGTTGAGGGACTGCGCTTGGTCAATGTAACTTTGTCTGTGAGCCGCATGGTCCACAAGCCATCTTTGGTCAATTTCCATAGCGGTTTTATATACATCTTTCGTCCATTCATCGAATATATCGAGGTGCTGAATTGATCCATCGTTGGCGATGATGGAGGACCAAATCTCATTGTAGTCAAGTTTATCATCTGCATCACACTTCTCCTTAATCAATTTGTCAAGGTATTTGTTTTTATTAAGCGATGAACCGCTTAAGGTATCTTGTCGATAAGCGTTTGCACGAAATGGTTCAATACTAGGACTGGTATTGCCCATAAGAATACTACTAGAGGCATTGGGTGCAATAGCGACCATGTGAGAAAAGCGCCTACCGGTGCCCATTGTATCAGGTGCTTCACCTCGCTCTGCACCAAGTTGTAGATTTGCTTCATCTAAACCTTTCTTAATATGCGAAAACATTTTAATGTTAGCGCCAGTTGCTTGTGCAGATTCAAAAGGAATATGCATCTTTTGAAGATATGCATGAAAGCCTAGCGCACCAATACCAATACTACGTTCGCGCATTGCGGAATACTTTGCGCGTTTGATTGTATTCGGTGCATGATCAATAAAGTATTGTAACACATTATCTAGCATTTCTGCAACATCACGCAAGAAAAGTTTATCATTCTTCCATTCATCGTAGTATTCTAGATTCAATGATGATAGGCAACATACTGCGGTACGCTTCTTATCAGTAGGTAGAATAATTTCGGAGCATAGATTTGATTGCTTAATTGACAAACCAAGTTTCTTTTGAAACTCTGGCATGAGTCTATTACTGGTATCGATGAAATGTAGATATGGTTCACCGGTTTGCATACGAATATCAAGAATGCGTTGCCAAAGTTCTTTTGCAGAAACAACTTCGCGAACAGCACCATCATGTGGGTCTTTCAGTTCCCATGAATCATCCGCGTCTTTATCTTGCATACATCTTTCAATGATTTGCATAAAATCATCGGTGATGTTAATACCATGATGCAAGTTTAAAGTGCGAAGATTAGGATCGCCCGTGGGCTTACGCATCTCTAAGTAGAGAAGAATATCAGGATGGGAAATATCCAAGTAAGTAGCATAACTGCCTCTACGGGTTCTACCTTGTCGATAAGCAAGAGAAGAAGCATCATAAGTGCGTAAATGAGGCATAATACCAACAGATTTATCGTCTGCACTACGAATACCGATACCAATTCCTACACCTCCTCCTAGCATTGAGAGCCAATTTACTTCCGAGAGAGTGTCGACCAGACCTTCTGCGGAATCGTCAAGATATGGCAAAAAGCACGATATAGGAAGACCACGCTTACTCCTACCAAAAGATAGAACGGGAGTGCTATAAGAAAGCCAATGTCTAGAAGAATACTCATAAAGCCTTTGCGCGTGTTCACTATCAGTCCCAAAAGCCTTAGAAACATATGCAAATCTCTCCTGTGGCGAGACTTCTTCCTCTCGCATGTAACTTTCTTTTAATCGTTTAATTCCTAGTTCATCAAACAGTTCATCTCTACTATAATCTACTGTAATCCCATTTACATTGTCAGTTGTCATTCTTGCTCTCTTATTGTTTTAATCATTGGAAAAATTTTACTAATCACTTCCGCACATGCTTTAGCGACTTCTATGTGTTCCAATTGCGTTCCATTTGAAGAACGTAATTCGATATAATGAATCCAGGAACGAAGAGTTCCATTTACATACAATCTTGATACTGTGTTGCCTTCAGGCAATACTGCTCTTGCTTGTTCTTTTGCGATACCATTATCAATAGCCCATTGATATGCGGTTCTTGCTTCAGAAATTACACGATTCTGATAAACTTCCCATTGTGTTTGTAGTTCTAGATCATCTGTCGTTATGCTATTCTGTCGATTCTTGGTATCTTGAAGTCTTGCATCTCGGACCACAAAAGATAGTTCCTGAGTTGGGTCGGCATACCTTTGTGAGAATTCTTGAAATGAGAATGAACGGTGGCGTAGAAACTGACGGGCAATGTCACGGGTCGTTTCAACTTCAATGCAGGCTGAAACCATCTCCAAGGGCGACCAGTGTTTGTGTTTGATGAGGTATTTGATGAGCCGTTCTGAAGTCTCTGTATTGGACTGATTGGCTGGATTCGATACACGGGCGCAATACGCGACCAAATCTTGTGCGGTTCGAAGTAGTTCAATATCATTATCGCTGTCCTTATCGATCTGTGAATAACTAACCAATCTAACTTTCATGTCATTCTCCAATTATTAAATTCAAGTAGTGCTTGCGGTCCAGAAAAAGTATTTTTATTTATTGTAAAAAGGATTTCTTCCTGCGTTTTTCCAGCAAGAATCATGTCGTTAATATCTTTTTCTTTTACTTCTTTAGGCCAGATACATACAGTTGCGTTTGCATCAATAGCCGTCTTCATTTCACGCACAATCTCTTTGTTGCGTGGTTCATTATCATACACTAAAACCTTGTTACCGTCAATGTGATCCAATGCTTGTTTTAAGTTTGAATTACCTACCGCAACTGCATTGGGCAAAAACAAACTATCAATAGGTCCTTCAGTCACATAGATTGTCTCATTAGTATTTACACAATCCATGTTGTAAATAAAGGGTGAATCGTCTTTTATTTTTACTACAACGTATCTTTGTTTTTCACCACGCATTGCACGACATGAAACGCCAACAAGTTCACCGTCAGCGT